AATCCAAAGCGGTAGTCAATCGGATCGGGAAAGATGACCGAGTTCATGTCCAGCCCACAGGCTTCGGCTAAGCGTGGCAGGTGAAAACCACCATAAACACCTTTGGGTTCGGTGTGGACATAGAGATAAGCATTTGGGACTTTCTGCCTAAATAGTGCGAAGGCTAGAAATACCTCGCCAAATGCTTTGCGGTGGATTGACCTATTGGCTTTGTTGGCTGCGTTGATTACAACTAGGAAGTCATCGTCTTTGATATTCAGAAACTCTCTGGCATCGGTCTTGCCGATTTTCTCGGTGCGCTTGAAAGTTGAGACTGTATCTACTGAGTGAGGAATGTATGTTCCCTCAATGTTATTTTCTGCCATCTGCTCTAGGCCAAATGGTGACATTGCTATTGGCGTGACATTTTCTTTCTGTAGCCAAGACTTCACCGCTGGAGGCATGGAGACATGATCTAGTGGTGTCCAGCTCAGGATTCTTTCAAACTCATCTGCTTTCCAGAGATTAGGGTTCAATACCCATACATCGCAAAGCGTGAGGATATAGTCTTTCCAATCTTTCTTCCCTGTCTGCAACTTGTGTGCAACTGCTAGGGCATCTTGAGACATTGGCTCATAGCCCTTTGCATAATGAGGGACTTCTCCGTATGGGGTTTTATGCGTTGAGTTATTGCCCTCTAGTCCGTAGTTCGAGACATGGGAAACATTGACTTTGTGTTTGGCAAGATTGTCCACCACCTGCCCAATCTGCATCCCATACCCAGTTGGCTGATATGGAGAGTTGGAAAAGGTTGTGATTGTGAGTTCTAGCTGCTCTGCTTTCATGATTTCCTTTCTGCCCCCAGAATAGCAAAATCCCCCGACTTTTTGCCGGGGGACTTGCCTAGATTTCTAAAGACTATGCAGCAGAGCCTTTGAAAATCTTGAAGTGGTCTTGGTGCGACAAATCTCCATCGATCCTTGTGAGGAATCTAAATGTGATTATGTCGTTTCCAAACTTGAAGTCATCGCTTCTGTCAACCCTTAGACCGCCTGCAATTCTTACCTTGTAAGAAGGCAGGTATCCGAATCCGACTGAAGCCGAAGCAGAACCAACAGCAGCCATAGTTGGGTTCTCGTAGACACGATATCCAAGCAGGGTGTCAGCGGTTGGGCCATTCAAGCCCGGAGCAAAGAGGTATTGACCATCGTTGTCCTTGAGCTTTCTGGCATTGCGGATAGCAGTTGGGGCCATCATCCAGCCAGTTCCCTGTAGCCTGCGAACTGCGCCATCTACGGAGTAGATGAGCGAAATCAAATCGTCAGCAACAAAGAGACCGCCTGCGATAGTTCCAGATACTCCAGTTCCAGCAGCGGTGATGATTCCGTTTGGCTGTGAGCTTCCAGTTCCAGTTGTTAGTGCTGTGTTTGCAGCGTAACCAAGTGAGTTACCAGCAGCGCGAGCAAGAACCTCTGCAATGTCCACGCCGGAGTCCTCAACCAGTTCTCGTGCCACCGGCACGATCATGCCATATTTGAAAGATTGAAGAGTGATGGAGCTGAAGGTTGGCTCTGACTCGTCAATGCTTGCACCAGCAGTTTCAAGAACAGCAGTTGCGTAATTTGTTAAGACAGGCAGCTTCAAGTCTTCGCCACTCTGCGTGTTGAAGATTTCCACCACATTTGGATCAAGCATCGGTCCGACTTCTCTCGCAAGGTCATATACACGAGCCACGAAAGAGGTTGGCACAACACCAGAAGCGTTGGATGGAGTTAGAGTTCCACGAGTCTCAAAGTTGTGAGAACGAATCTCTCCCTTTGCGAGTGCGCGAACATAGTCGTAATCCGACTTGGTTACTTCTGAGACTGCGAAGTTTGAAGAAACAGCTGCGGCCTTTGCCTCGCGCTCCTCAACCTTGCGGATAGCCTCGATTGCGGCTGCGCGCTCGTCTAGTTCTGCGTTGATGCGGTCAAACTTCTCCTGCTCTTCACCGGATAGATCGCGCTTCTCAGCAGCGGCGGTGTCGAGTAGGGCCTTGGCCTCTTCCCACGCCTTTAGACGAACCTCAGCCTGAGCCTTGATAAAAGACTGTGACATTAGGTTTTCTCCTTAGTTGATTTGGACATCAGCCGCGCTTACGCAGAACTGAATAATCGGCGGTGCTTACACTCAGCCGTAACTCAATTCTACAGGGTAAGGGAAACCTCACAGGCAGAAAGGATAAGGACCTGTGAGGCGGAACTCGTTTGAGCAACTCACGCTTGAGGGGATTAGCGTGTTTCAGTTGGCTTGGCTATACGAGTTTCCCTTGTAGCAACCGCCGAATGGTTGCCATCTTCATCGCTATCAGCGACATCTGGTTTGGAAAGTGCAGCAGCAGCAACCTCGGCCCATTCATAAATTGCGCCTGAGATTGGGTTGCCTGCAACTTCTAAAAGTATCTTCTTGATTTCGTCTTTGCTTTTCATTATGGCTTCTTCAATAGTAGGTCGAGTTGTTTTCTCTTTAGCTCTAACAGGTTCACTTGTTCTTCTTCTTCTACCTGTTTCTGTGGTGCTAGTGAGTGAACAACTTTAGTGATTAGTTCTGCTTCTTGCTCGGACAGGTCTGCGCCTTCTTCCAGCTTGATTACCGCATCAGCTAGTTCGTCAGCGTCAACCTGCGCTCTGGTTGCCACCTTGTCTAGTGATCTGACCATTGCCTCGGTCTGCTGATATGCAGGATAGGCCACGATGCTTGTCTCGAACAGGCGAACGCTCTTCAGGGTTCTCTGTGTCATCTCGTTGTTCCATGAGTCTTTGATTACTGAGAAGCCAAAGGACATTTTGTTCAGGTCTCCTCTGCGGAGAAGCTCAGCCATATCTCTTCCATCAGAAGTATTTGGCAGGCTTGCTTCTACCCTGAGTCCAACCTCATCCTCATAGAGCTTCATCGTGCCAGCTCTGCTTGATGCGAGAACGCGGCCTGTGTCGTGATTCACCAACAGCTTGACATCATTGCGAGAGCGCAGCGACCTGCGGAATGCACCCTGCTCGATGGTCTCGACAAATCCACCCAAGTCCTCTGATGGGGAATTGAACTTTGCGGCATAGCCAATAAAGGTCATGCCATCGCCCTCGGCCCTTAGCTCAAAGTCAGCGTCAAAGTTTCTGGTTTCTTGCTTCATGTTTGCTCTCTCTTGCTCTGCTTCTAGTCTAGTCACTACACCTTGCGCGTAAGTCATTGCGCGTTGTGCAGAACGCTTAGTTGTGCCGCCACCCCATAGTGCCATTGCCACAACTCCGGGTGATGGGAAGTTCTCGGATTGTGGATCAGCGTCAGGTGAATCAAGGTCTCCCATGTGTCTTGCAATCCACGCGGCGATGCGAACCCACTTGTCAGCGGATACCTGTCCGTCTGCCATCAGTCTTGCTTCTCTAATTGTGCGGTCAACTAATCCGTCACCGCCAAGACCTTCGGAATACCACTCAAGGCCTCTGCGAGCAGATGCTCTCATGTAGGCAGGTGCTTCAAGATTGACCTGTCGGTTCTCTAATGACCTAGTGCTTTTCGGATGACCCTCTGGAAGTAAGTCATTGTCGGTGACATAGTTTGAGTTTTCTGGTTCGCCGTTTCTCAGAAGATAGAGATAGGCATTGACTCTAGCCATCGCCCACGCGCCACGAGAGACGCCGGGTCTGTGGGAAGTTGAATACGCGCCTGCGCCTCTGCGATAGACAGCGGCGAGTTGTCCGTAAGTTGTCCGAGTGTAATCGGGTTTGTTCTCTTCTTCCATTTGGTCATTGTGTTCTTTTACCTTGTTGCGAAGTGCCGTCTCCGTTGCTTCGCTTAGGGTAATGTCCCCACCTGCGCCCTGTGCAGAACCCGGTTCGTTTTCCTCTGAGCCTTCTATCTGATCTGACTTTGGAGCAGGGGCATCTCTCGATCCGTCAGGTCTCCATGCGTCACAGTAATAATCACCGCGAACGAACTCATCCCACTTCTCACACCAAGCCATATCGCCCGCAGGGTTCTGCCGAGATTCGTCATAGAAAAGACAGTTGCCGCAGGCTCTACCCTCTGGGACATCATCGGATAGTGCAGGCCTGTAGGCATCGGGCAGGTCTCGCTCTCCACCGGGTTCAATCTTCTCAGCGATTGAGACAGCAACCATCTGGTCAATAGCATCTTGCTTTGTTGTGTGGCAGCCGATTACTTCGCCATCTTCTTTCTCGACAGCCCATCCGTTGCAGGCAGGGTTGGAATCAGAAATAAAATAAGGCAACTATCGCCTCCACCTAATTGTTCTGATATCTCTGTCTGCTCCATTTGAAATTGCATAGACAGCATCGCCGGGGACAACATAAAACTCTTCAGTCGTTTGCTTTAGAACATTTAGACCGCTGGATGTGGTGACATCTGATCCACCAACATAAATCGTATGCTCGCTGTTGTTGTGCACATGAAAGTTTTGAGGGTTGGAGTCAGCAGGGCAGATAAGAGCTACAACTGTGCCTACTGAATAATTGACTGCAAGAAATCCCATTGCGTTCTCCTATTCGCTTGGATAGACCGACTTTGGATCAAGTGGGTCAATTTGTGCCACGCCTTGAAGCTGGACTGATGGAACGCCTGTGTGTGCAATCGGTGGCAGTCCCATCGCGGCAAGAGTTTCGGCTGGATCGAAACCTGCCACAATCAGCCGCTGTGCCATGAGGACTCGCTTATCAG